GTAGTATAGTCACGGTAGCACCTACACACGAACCTTTTGACAGAGGTGAAACTGTAGCATTCTTCAATCCAGAAAATTCCAGCTCAGGTATCACTCCTCAAGCTACTTATACAGGCGCAGTTGATGCTATCAAAAGTGTCGCTGGAACAGAAGTCAAGAATCCAGGGGGTGCAAAAGATCTACGCAATCAACCTGAACCTATTAGCACCGTAGGAAATCTAAACAAAGATCAGATGACAGCTTATCTGGCACAGATTGGCAAAAGTGAAAGTGGTGGTAATTATGCCGCGGTCAATAGTCTTGGTTATGTGGGCAAGTATCAATTTGGCTATCAGGCCCTGATAGATGGTGGTTATGTAAAATCATCAGTGACCAGCCTAGCACAGCTGGACAATCCTAATTCATGGACAGGCAAAGATGGTATCACTGACAAGAGTGCGTGGCTCAGCAATGGTAGCGTACAAGAAAGCGCCATGGTTGAGTATACACAACGCAACTACACTGCCATGGTTAGAAATGGTGCGATAACCGCAGATATGCCGCCAGAAGAAGTTGGTGGTATGCTGGCTACAAGTCATCTGCTAGGAGCCGGTGGTGCTAAGAATTGGAGGAGCGGCAAAGGTGGCGCAGACGCATTTGGCACTACGGGTAGTAGTTATTTCCAAAAAGGCAAGTTTGCGGTAGCAGTATTAGCACCGCAGGTATCGGCAGTTAAGGCAGGATAAATATCTATATGGCTATCATGTACAGAGGATTTTCTACTATAGGGCGCACACGCAAGTATCGCCTTACGGATTTTGAACTAGTTAAGCAGGACTTGATCAATCATTTCTACATCCGCAAGGGTGAAAAGCTGATGAATCCTAATTTTGGTACTATTATCTGGAACGTAGTACATGAACCCCTAACAGAAGACCTAAAAAGCGTGATAATCTCAGATATCAAAGCCATAGCCGAATATGATCCTAGGATCAGCATAGACAATGTGGTGATCACTGAATATGATCAAGGCATACAAGTAGAGCTACAATTACGCTATGTCCTAACAAATCAGACTAATTTACTAAATCTACAGTTTGATAATCAAAACAACACACTTACCGCAGTTTAATTAACTACCCAGTTTATTTTCCTGATAAATACATTATATTAGGAAACTATCAATGGCTATTACCACAAGACAAAGCAGTTTACTAGTCGCAGAAGATTGGACTAAACTATATCAAACTTTCCGTAATGCGGATTTTCAAAGCTATGACTATGAAACCCTCCGCAAGAGCATGGTTGACTATCTCCGTGTGTATTATCCAGAAGATTTCAATGACTTCATCGAATCTAGTGAATTTATCGCTCTTATAGATCTTATAGCGTTCCTAGGACAAAGCCTTGCTTTCCGTGGCGATCTAAATGCCCGTGAAAATTTTATTGACACAGCGCAACGACGTGACAGCGTACTAAAACTAGCACGTTTAATCAGCTATAATCCTAAACGTAATATTCCTGCAAGTGGCTTATTAAAAGTTGATTCAGTCAGCACCACTGAAAATGTTTTTGATAGCAACGGATTAAATCTATCAGGATTAGTGATCAACTGGGCAGATTCAGCGAACGACAACTGGACAGAACAATTTATCGCAGTGGTTAACGCTAGCCTTAACAGCAATCAGGCAGTAGGTAAACCCAGTAATAGCAAATTACTTAACGGTGTGACCACTGAAGAATATCAGATCAATCTAGTACCAAATCTTACAGCCACCTATCAGTTCAGTGCTGCAGTTGAAGGAAGCCAGATAGCGTTTGAAATAGTCAGCCCAACATCAACTGGTCAAAACTACTTGTATGAAGTAGCACCTAAACCTAACAGCAGTTTTAATCTATTGTATAGAAATGATAATCTAGGCAATGGCAGCAATAATACTGGATATTTCTTACACTTCAAACAAGGCGTACTACAGAGCATAGATGTCAACTTCCAAGAAAGCCTACCTAATCGCGTGTACAGTTTGAATGTTAACAACATCAACAACACAGACGTGTGGGTATATAGCCTAGATAAAAATGGTAATTTAAGCACACAGTGGACGCCAGTCCCTAGTGTTGGTGCTACTAACGTTATCTACAACAAATCCACTAACAAGAATATCTATCAAGTGAATACTCGCGCAGGTGATCAGATTGATTTAATTTTTGGTGATGGCAGTTTTGCAAATATTCCACAAGGTCGTTTTAGGATCTACTATAGAGTCAGCAATGGTCTCAGCTACAAGATATCACCAGATGAACTCAGAGGCATAGTTATTCCTATAAACTATGTTAGCCGTACTGGCCGCACTGAAACTATTAATATACGTGCTAGCCTACGTTACACAGTTACTAATGCTACTACACGTGAAACAGTTGATGATGTCCGTCAGAAAGCCCCTCAACAATACTATACACAGGATCGTATGGTCACAGGTGAAGACTATAACATCTTACCATACACACTATTCAATAATGTCTTAAAAGTTAAAGCAGTAAATCGTACCAGCAGTGGTGTAAGCCGTTATCTTGATGTGATCGATACCACAGGTAAGTATTCATCTACTAACATATTCTGCCAAGACGGTATGCTGTATCGTGATGATCCTATTCAATCATTTAATTTTAGTTTTAATACTACCAATGACATCTTCAGAGTGATCAATAATCAGGTCAAATCACTCACATCAACTAAAGAGATGTTACAGTTTTTCTACAGCACTTATAATGCTATTAATGCAACTAACACCTACTGGAATAAATCATTAGATGACGCAGGTATCACAGGATATTTCTATGACAGCACAGATAATATTCTGCAGGTAGGTGATTTTGTAGCAGACAGCAAGAGATATATCAAACAAGGTAGTATAATTAAATTTTCAGCTGGTACAGGAAATTATTTTGATGCACGTAACACCATACAGCCAGGAGTTCCATCTAACAGCGGAGACAAATATTTTATCTATGCGCAGGTAATACAGGTTTTAGCAGATGGAACTAACGGTGGACAAGGTAATCTAGACAACGGCAGTGGACCTATAACTCTTAATCAAGTGGTACCTACTGGTGCAGAAGCTGTTAGAATATTCCCAGTATTTAATAATAATTTTACCGATGCACTTACAACCAACATAGTAGATTTCATCAGAGCCTTTAAAGATTTTGGTCTACGCTATGACGTTAATAACAGTGAGTGGGTCATCATCCAACCTGAAGATCTAGATACGGGTGATTTCAGTTTAGCGTATACTGGTAATACCAGTGCAGCTGGTCTTGATTCAAGTTGGCTTATCCGATTTCAAGCAGTGGGGCAGACCTATACAGTTTACTATCGTGGACTAGAATATGTGTTCGAAAGCGTTCTAGAAACTAATTTTTATTTCGATGATCGTGTTAAAATCTTTGATCCTAAGACTGGATTTACGATCAAAGATCAGATCAAAGTCTTAAAAGTAAATACCAATCCAGATGACACTAATTCATTGGCATTAGATTATGTTTGGCACATCTACGATAATATCGTAGAGGTAGATGGTTATGCTAACGCTAACAAAATTCTAGTAACGTTCCCTGACAGCAACGATGACGGTATTCCAGATAATCCAGAACTTTTTGAGTTACTAGTAAGTCCTGATACTAATTCAAATGCAAAATATGTCTACTTCCAAAATACTTTTGGATATGATAATTTTGTCATACAGACACCAGTAAGCAACAGCTTAGTAGTCAGCATCTATGAAACACTTACCGCCGCACAGATTGCCGCTACACTCTATCAAGATGGACAATTATTCTATATACCACCAACTGATACATTCTATCAGTTATCTATCGCAAATGACTCAGTCTACACACTCGATGAGGTGACAGGATATACTGCTAAGGTAGGTCGTCAAGATCTATACTTCCAATATAGACATAGCAGTCCGAACAATCGTCGTATCGATCCAAGTCCTAACAATATCGTGGATTTATATATCCTAACCAAAGCTTACGCAACAGATTATCTAGCATGGATACAAGATACTACAAATACTGTAGAAGAACCCATTGCCCCTACTCCAGAGACACTTGGCACAGACTACAGTGATCTAGAAAAATACAAGAGTATCAGTGACACTATAATTTATAATCCAGCAAAATTTAAACCTATCTTTGGTGATAAAGCAGAAGCAGCATTAAGAGCCACATTTAAGGTAGTTAAAAATGCCAGCGTAGTAGTCAGTGATAATGATGTTAAGACCAGTGTAATTGCAGCGATTAATACGTATTTTGATATCGCTAATTGGGACTTTGGTGAAACATTTTATTTCAGTGAATTGTCAGCATATCTGCACAGTGTACTAGCACCAAACATAGCATCTGTTACTATAGTACCAACTAGTACCAGTGAGACATTTGGTAGTCTGTTACAGATCAATGCAGAGTATAATGAAATCATTGTAAGTGCCGCTACAGTAGATAATGTGCAGATAATCACTGCTATAACTGCCGCACAGTTGAATCAACCAGTAGTTGCATAATATTAGGATCAAACAAAAGAGAACATAATGGCCGCAAGAAAAAGTATAAATTTACTTCCTGGTGTATTTAGGACTGATGTCAATGACAAGTTCCTTACTGCTACCCTAGATCAACTAATTTCTGAACCTGAACTTAAAAATCTTTATGGGTATATCGGACGCAAGTTTGCTCCTACATACGTAGATGGTGACAGCTATATCACTGAAGGATCAGCTGATAGGCAAAATTATCAACTCGAACCGGCAACAGTAATTACTGACACAGATAACAATACAACTTTCTTTGCCAGCTACATACATTTTCTTGACAAGATCAAATACTACGGTGGTCTTACAGATGATCACAGTAGATTATTTGCAGGTGAATATTATTCTTATGATCCGAAGATCAGTTATGATAAGTTCGTAAATTTTGGCCAATACTATTGGCTACCAAATGGTCCAGCCGCAGTACGGGTCAATACCAGCGGTGTAGAACTGGTCAAGACATTCCTGGTCACACGTAACGATAATCAAAACGTCTATGACTGTAAATCAATCGGCAGGGTTCTGGATACAGTCAGAACTAGGTATAGACGGCCGATTAAACGCTGTTCCGACTATCAGCAGTCGCGATGTGTTGGGAGTAGAAAATAATGGTGCCTCATCCGGAAATGTAGTATTCCGTGTACCACAGAAAAATGCGCAGGATCGTTTCCTTGCTATGGAGTTAGTGGCCACAGTTGATTTTGCAGTGCCATTAGCATATTCTAAACTACAAAATAGATTGCTAAGTGATTTCGTCACTGACTATCCGCAATATGCAGGACTCACTGGTAGTCTAGACGGTAAAACTTTAATATTTGTTGATCAACAGAATTTAACGAACTTCGGTGAAGAAGCATGGACTGTAGCTGGTGAAACTGACAGTATATCAATAGCCTATGATAGAGGTGATGTTGTAGCTACAGCAGATCGTTATGGTATTTGGAAAATACAACTCATACCATCAGGCGATGATTATCTGGTTAACTGCTATCCATTTGCCTCTGTAGCTATAGATCAAAAGGTCTATGTTAAATATGGATTGGTAAATGCCAATCAAGAGTTCTATAGAGACTTTACAGGTTTCTTTGAGCGTATGCCTTTGATTACCAGCACAGCAGATACGCTTTACATACAAGACGGTGATCGTAGCGACATCTATACAAAAATTAAGATCGTAGATTTCAATGATTTCACCATCGATGTTGATCAGGACATACTAGGTCAGGAGAATTATACAAGCCCTAATGGCGTAGAATTTACCAGTGGATTAAAAATACAGTTTGATACAGACGTAACTCCTGCGAGTTATCAAAATAATATCTATTATGTTGAAAATGTAGGTGACAGTATCAGATTAGTTGATATTAGGCTATTAATTACACCAGAAGCATTCAATGACGAAATCGCTACTAATTATCCAATACAACAGATAGTATTAGACTCTGTCACAACTGCAATAATACCCGGCGGCACGATAATAACCGTTGGTGGGATCGCTATCGAAACTAACACAGAGATAGCTGTTGGTTCTATAAAAATTACCACATTAGATTCTGTTGCGAATATCACTAAAGGTATGGCAGTTTCAGGAACAGGCATAGCCGCAGGCACTACGGTATATGATGCATTTGCTGAAACAGTATTTCCTGACTATATCACCATCAAGCGAGATGCACTAGATTTGAATTCATGGGCCAGACATAATCGTTGGTTCCATGTTGACGTGATCAGAGCCACAGCAGAATATAATGATGATGTTCTTATACTAGATCAAGGACTGCGTGCCCAAAGACCAATCGTGCAATTTGAAAGTGATCTACAATTATTCAATCATGGACGTATTGGTAAGAAATTTATTGACATACTAGATACCAACATTACAGATGCTTTCAATCAACTTGAAGGTCAATTGGTAGATGATGGCGGAGCGATTACCTATAATACCGCGGTATTCCCTGCACAGGTTTTCTACGATGGAGTATTAGTCGGCACGACAGATACAGTTAGCTTTATAGGTGACGGTGCATTCGGAGTGACACTATTTGATGGTATGCGTGTGCTGTTTGCCGCAGACAATGATCCATTGGTAAGAGATAAGATTTATGTAGTTAATCTTGTTCAGTTTGAGGTTGACGCTCTTGGTAGACCTACAGGTGCTAAACACATCAAACTAACAATAGCGGATGATGGTGATGCAGAAGAGTGGGATTCTGTAGTAGTTAAATTAGGAAGATACAAAGGCAGTGCTTGGTGGTACGATGGTTCACAATGGTTAGAAAGCCAACAGAAAACCAGCTTACAGCAGGATCCATTATTTGATGTTTATGATAATGATGGTAGGAGTCTATCAGATACAGACTATTATCCACGCAGTACATTTGCGGGAACTAGAGTATTTGGCTATCAACGCAACACAAATGGTAGCGATGATCCAGTTTTAAATTTTGCCTTGAGCTATAGAAGTTTCCAAAGCCAAGGTGACATATTGTTCTCAAACTATTTTAATACTGATACATTTGAATATGTTGTTGGGCAGACGACCTTTACTAAAAATATCAGCATAGGATTCTTGCAATCTATTGTCAATAGAACAATAATTAGTCCAAAAAATACTTGGCGCACTGTAGTAGAATCTAGCAGACAATATCAGATATTGAGTTTTGTTTATGACGGAACGAATAGTCCGTTTAAATTAGACATAACTCCAACAGCTCAAAATGTACACGGAACTACTAATACTATACCGTATGTGAAAGTCTACAAAAACAAAATTTATCTCACACAAGATCAGTGGACTATAAGCACAGATAATAAAATAACATTAGTCACTGAACCAGTCGAAGGTGACTTAATTGACGTAGAAGTCTATAGCTCAGAAGTAAGCCAACTTGGTTATTATCAAGTGCCATTAAACCTTGATCTCAACGCACAGAACATTGATGTCACTGATCTTACTCTAGGACAGATAAGAAACCATTTGGTTGAATTAAGTAGGAATAGTACGAATCTAGACGGTGATGTTTTAGGTCCTTGCAATCTACGAGATATCGAAATAAAAGCACAAGGGGGTACTATCTTACAACATAGCGCACCACTACCTTATGCGGAATTATTTTTGCTAGATCCTCAAGCTAATTTTATAGACGCAGTCAAGTTAGCCCAACGCGAATACATTAAATTTAAAAACAAATTCCTAGAACTTAGTGCCAGCTTGTCAGGTATTGACCCTGATGATCCTGTAGCCAGTGTAGATCTCATACTAGCACAGATAAATCTTAATAAGACTCCTAGCTCTCCATGGTTCTATAGTGATATGGTACCATATGGAACACTTAAAAATACCATAACCTATACTGTATTTGATCCATTGGTAATGAGTTATGAAATAACTTCAGTATTTTCATCTGTAACGTTAAGCAATCGGGCAGTATTAGTCTATTTGAATGACCAACAATTAATTTTAGGAATTGACTATACTTTTGACACAGACAGGCCTGCTATTACATTTAACGATCTTTCAATCGCTCTTGAGATAGATGATGTTATTACCATCGTTGAATACAGCAATACCGACGGTAGCTTCGTGCCTGAAACACCAAGTAAACTCGGAACATATCCTAAATTTAAACCAGAATTAGTCAGTGACGACACGTATAGAACAACAATCAATGTAGTGCGTGGTCACGACGGTAGTATTACGCCAGCGTTCAATGACTACAGAGATAATTTCTTATTAGAACTAGAAAAACGTATCTATAATAATATCAAGTTACCAAATACTGGATCCTATAGAAATATTTACTGTCTATTATTCAAGATTTGTAGATAGGATAGATGGCGAATACATGCCAGGCAGTTGGCGTGCGGTTTATGAATATTTCTATGATACTGTATATCCACATCAACGTCCTTGGGAAATGTTGGGATTTACAACTAAGCCGGACTGGTGGGAAGATTGCTACGGCCCTGCTCCTTACACCGGCGGTAATAAACTCTTATGGAATGACCTTGAAGCAGGTCTGATACGTTTTGGAGATCGTGCAGGTGTAGACAAAAACTATAGTCGTCCTGGATTAGCGACTATAATCCCTGTAGATGAAAACGGTATACTATTAAATCCAGCACAGGTCATAGCCAAAGCTACTAATGGCAAATATGCGGCCACATCATGGTCGGTAGGACAGCTGGGACCAGTTGAATGGGCATGGAGAACCAGCAGTGATTTTCCATTTGCAGTACAACAAGCTGTAGCAGTGGCTAAACCTGGCATGTACTTTGGACAATTCATTGATACCTATCAAGTTAGATATAACAGTGATCTTGAACAATACCTAACATTAGAAAATCATCACATAAGACAAACAGACATTACATATAACGGTGATAATTCATCGGGCAGTGTGATCAGAAGTGCAGGATATTTAAATTGGATAGCAGATTATCTACGTAGTTTAGGAATCAATCCAAGCACTAAAATCACCGCTATGTTAGAGAACTACAATGTAAAATTAGCCTATAAGATGGCAGGGTTCAGTGACAAGAAATATCTACAGATCCTTGCTGAACAAAGTAGTCCTACTAGCACAAATGCCAGTATCATGGTACCGGAAGAGAATTATGATGTGGTGTTGTATAAATCTACACCAGTAGACAAGATCACCTACAGTGCAGTGATATTAGAAAAAACTGACAATGGATTTACTGTAAGAGGGTATGATCTAAACAGTCCTTACTTTACTATCATACCAAGCATAGTTAATAATAATGCATATAAGATCACGGTTTTAAATAGTTCAGGTACTGTGTTTAATGACTATCAAAAAATAAAATTAACCGTGCCATACGGTTATGAATTCAAGAACAAACAACAGGTAGTTGATTTCTTGATCAGCTATGAACGATATCTCATAGCACAGGGATTTACTTTTAATGATCGCGACGGTGATCTAGGTGAGACACGCAATTTCAAACTATCAGTAAAAGAATTCTTGTTCTGGGCACAGCAAGGCTGGAAGACCGGTACACTATTAGTCATGAGTCCTGTAACTAATTCTATCACATTAACTACGGTTGGTAACATAGTAGATGAAATCACAGATAGCCAACATGGCAGCAAGATCGTAGATCAAAATTTCAATTTGGTTAGAAATACTGGATATCAGATACTACGTGGTCCTACAGGATTTAAGGTAACACTAGCAGATGATAATGTCCTCGGCTTAGTAGAACTTAATCTAGTACAATACGAACACGTGCTGACATTCGATAATACCACAGTATTCAATGACGTGATTTACAGACCAGAATTAGGTAACAGACAATTTAGACTTAAACTTATAGGACAAAAAACAGATGCCTGGGATGGCAGCCTATATGCGCCAGGATTTGTTTATAACAGCGAAACTGTTCAAACATGGCAATCGGGCAGAGATTATCTCAAAGGCGAACTAGTATTATTTAAAGATCAATATTATGTAGCTTTAACTAATGTGCCAGCTGCTGTAGATTTTGACTTTAGCACATGGAAATTATTATCTTCAACAGAAATTAAAACTGGTCTATTACGTAATTTTTCTACTATTGCAGTAGGGTCACAGAGTTTTTATGACAGCTACAGTAACATCCGAGATAACGATCAATTGGCATACAGTCATGGATTAATAGGATTTAAACCTAGGCAGTATCTCAGCGATCTAGGTGTAAGCGATACTACACAGATTGAGTTTTACAAGGGTTATATAAAACAAAAAGGATCCACTAATGCTGTAGATTCCTTGACTAAAGCGAGATTTAATAATCTATCTGGTAATATTAGTTTGTACGAAGAATGGGCCGTACGCACAGGTGAGTATGGTGCACTTACTTCAAATCCTTACGTAGAGGTAGCACTAGATGAACGTGCATTCAGCGTGAACCCAGCTGTGGCTGAATTCGTAGACACGGGTGATAGCAATCTAGGTGATGGCGTAACTATTTTTAACAAGTCACAGTTATATAGATCTACAGATGCTTTTGATGGAAACATAGCTATCAATAGAGATGATTATAGTGATTATGACAACGACATTCTCACAGCAGGCTATGTAAATCTAGAAGATGTATCAACTACTATATTTGATATAACCAATTACACAGAACTAAATGATCAACTCGCAGACATCGGTAATGGATATACTATCTGGTGTGCTAAAGATTTCTCTAGCAAATGGAATGTTTATAGGGTCAGCGAAACTGCCACTCAAATCACAACTTTAACTAATGCACTTGATGGATACATAACTTGGGCCACAGATCGACCTCATGGATTGGCGATAGATGATGTATTCTTGATTCGTGGATTTGATGACAACTTCGATGGATTCTATCAAGTCTACAGTGTGCTGGATCTCAACAGAGTTACAGTCATATATCAAGGAGATCCCGATAATCTAAACGATCTCAATACCTTAACTGGTCAAGGTATCTTGTTTGTGCTCAAGAGTCTACGATTTAAATACATGGAAGATAGTAGAGTATTTGGACTTACTAATCCACTCTATAGATGGCGTGTGGGTGAAAAGATCTGGATCGACGAAGATGCGGCCACTAATGCGGTTCAAGGTCAACCTTTTGATACTCCTAGTGGTGGGTGGAAGGTATATGAAAAAACTGAATCTTGGTCATACAATCAGACTCTGACTAAGTCCAGCGGCGAATATAAAGCCAATGATGGATTTGGAACTAGCGTTAAATTAAGCTACGATGGATTACTAGCAGTAGCAGGTAGTCCTTTTGCAAATAGCACTCCATATTACAGTGGCGGCGCTGAAGAAACCACAGGTCGTGTAAATACCTTTGACAAAAACTATGCAGGTGAATTTGTAAATGGATTTACTCTAATACCAGACGCTGGAAACGCTGCTATTACTAACAGAGAATTTGGTTATAGTGTAGACCAAGCTATCGGTAAAGTAGCAATTGGGGCCCCTGGTAGCTATGGAAATGTTGGATTAGTCTATGTATATGATCGCGTAGAAGGCACAACAGATTTCAGCAGACCAAGAATATTGTGGTCAGGTAATTCTATAAGCGGTGCAGGCGACAGATTTGGATCAAGTTTGGCGTTTGACGAAAATGGAACATGGTTGTATGTAGGTGCACCAGGAAATGATCGAGTATATGTTTATGGATTAAACAAATATGTACCATTCAGACAACAGATAGTATCAGTAAGTTCTAATGTTATTACTGCGAATTTTATTCCAGAAGCGAGAAACACAGTCACCTCAATTAAAGTACATGGTGCTAACAGTTATTCGGCCGGAACAACAATTACTCTAAGTCCAAGCTTGGTAATAAACGGAATTACTGCCACAGCTAATATCAATTTTGTAACTCCTGCGGCAGGATCTCCAGGTAATGGTAACGTAAGTAGTATATCAATTACCAATGCAGGAAGTGGATATGAATCAACACCAACTGTAACGTTTAACAAACCAGCTAATGTGATTGTTGACGGCTTTACAGCAATCTATGGTAATGTAGTCAAATTTTCATCAGGTGTGACTAGTGGCATTTATCCTGGTATGGTGGCTAATGTGTTCTTTACAGATACACATCTAGGTAATCCAACTCGTGTAGTTGCTGTAGATACAGTATCTGGCAATATCACCATGTCAATGGCAAACACTGCGGCAATAACCAGTCCTATAAGTTTTGGTGATGTAGGTAGATTAGGAAACATAGTAGTTGGTATAACTGGGGTGGCAGAATCATTACTAGTAACCAACTCTAATAGAGTTTTCATTCCGAACCTTGACTATACACTGAGTGGTAATAATATTGTGTTTACTGATACACCTGCAACTGATGTGTATGTGATAACACAACAACCATACTATGTTTTATCTAATATTATACAAGGTCCTGGCGGAAGTGATTTTGGTTATAGTATGGACAGCAGTCTCGATGGAGCACAGCTAGGTGTAGGTGCACCTAGTGCAAATGTACTTGTTGGTAACACATGGATACAAGCCGCAGGCGCTGTGTATGTTTATGATAGAGTTATAGAAGCGTATGAGTCTACAGGTCTACTAGATTATACTACCACTGGTACTATCGATACTGTTCATAGAGTTCTTATAGATAATATTGAAGTTACAAATTATACCATTCCAGGTGGAATTGGTTCTAACACTATAAGATTTATTAATCCTCCTCCTAACTATAATACAGGTGCTGTATGGAAATTCCACAATAAAGGTAGACTATATGGTACCAACTATGGGTTTACTACAAATCCAATTTTTACCCCAGGTGATACATTACGCTTAGATAACTTTGAAATCACAGTACAAGGTCGCATGATGCCAACTACTGTTGATGTTGAAACTGCTGCTTCTACTCTAAGTATTCCATCAATATATGTTGGTGCTAATATATTGACATTGAGCAGTAATATCGTAGCCAATGTTGGTCAAATGATCAGCCAAAATCTTGGTAGTGGATACTATGCTAATGTGGTAGTATTAGCTAACACTACTCCTAGCACTAGCAATATCATTGTTGGATCTAAATTTATCACAGTAGGTGGTAATATTAGGCTTGGTGGCTACATGACAGCTAATGTATTTAATTATGGTCCTGGCAATGTAGTTACTTTATATGCTAATATGGCAGCAGGCTATAGTGGTACAGTGACATCGGCATATCCAATGGCCAGCCTAGATAGCTTGATCAAAGATATCAATGATGCTGAATTATTAGGTATTAGTGCTGTTAATGAAAATAACAAATTAAGATTAAATTCTAATAGAACTGTAGCTAAAAATCTATTACGTATCTTAACCGGTACTAACACCACAGGTAGCCAAGGGGTATATGCTGACGCCGGCATGATAGTATTTGCATTCATGCAGATTATTGTTAATCCATATAACACTCCTGGTGAATATTTTGGTAACAAGGTCGTTCTAGCTCAAAATGCCTACATGTTAGTTATCGGCAGTGAGCGAGGTACTACTAGATCATATACGACATTCGACACAGCCACTACCACACTGGACGTAGACAGTACTAGATTCTTTGATGCTGTTACTGGTAGTGGTAGCGTGTATATCTATGAGTTATATGATGATCCTCGTCCTGTGGTCGAAGATCCTGGACGTTATAGTTTTGCTCAGCAATTAAAAGTTCCTAATTTAGATCCTAATGATCCTGATGATGAATTGAATACTGGAGATAGATTTGGTGCTGCTATTGACATTATAGGTACAAACATCATAGTAAGTGCGATCAGTGACGATAAATCTTTAGCAGATGCTGGAAGTGTGTACATATTCTCTAATCCTGCTATGACCCGTGGATGGAATCTCATACGCTATCAACAGGATAAAGTTGACGTTGATTCAGTGAATCGTATTTTCTTGTATAGTAATCTAACCAATACGATCTTAACAAATCTAGAATTTATCGATCCAGCCAAAGGTAAGATTTTAGGCGTAGCAGATCAGGAAATTACTTATAAGACAGAATACGATCCTGCGGTTTATAACCGTGGTACCAATGCAAATACAGATTACTATTGGGGTGCTGAACAGGTCAATCAAGTATGGTGGAATCTCAATCAAGTACGATTCATTGATTATGAACAAGGTAGTCTAACATATCGCAGTATCAATTGGGGACGATTATTCCCAGGTAGCATCATTGAAGTATGTGAGTGGGTTGAATCTACAGTATTGCCAAGCCAATACGTTGCGGCAGGTTTTGACGGCATACCTAAATATCAAGATAACAGCCAGTATGTTGAGATAATTCGTGTAGATCCAAATACCAACATTATTGGCAGCAGATACTATTTCTGGGTAACTAATAAGACCAGCCTAACTGGTAATGATCCTAAACGCACACTACCGATCCAATCTATAGCAAACTATATCAGTGATCCTAAATCACAAGGTATTGCCTACGCTGCGATTATCAAGAAAGATGCTATTATACTTTATAATGTAGGCGATTACTTATCTGCGCAAAATACTATTCTGCGCTTAGACTATGACTTATTAAAAAATACCAATGTCATACACAGTGAATATGAGCTATTACAGAAATCAAATCCAGTCAGCATTGTTCCTGATAAAATCAGCAATAAGATGATAGACAGTCTGGCAGGAATTGATACATTAGGTCGAGTAGTCCCAGATCCAAGACTAAGTCTAGCAGATAGATATGGTATAGCCATAAGACCAAGACAAAGTATGTTTATTGACCGCCTAAGAGCCATGAGCGATCTAATAGATTATGTCAATAGTGTGTTGATTACAAAACCTATAGCAAGACAATACGATCTCTCGACACTTAGTGCAGAAGAAGATCAACCTAGTATCAAATTAGGTGAATATGATATCGCAGTGGCTACAGAAGAAGATCTAAATTACATCGATACTACATTATTATCTACGGGATACAAAGTATTAGTAGAACAGAATACCGCACAGGATAATTTATGGAGTTTGCATGAATTACAGGCAGATAATTCTTGGGATATTGTAAGGATACAGAGTTATAAATCTAGCCTCTATTGGGAATATGTAGATTGGTATGCTGAAGGGTTCAGTGAAACTGAAGTTATCGAGTATGTGGTAGAAACACTTCCTGATGCACTTAAACTTCCAGTTGCAGTAGGTGACGAAGTATTAGTTAGAGTAAACAATACTACAGGTGGAGGTTGGAATCTATTAACAGTTCTTGATGACGGTAGTTTTAGCGTAGTAGGTATAGAGAATGGTACGATACAGCTAAAAACAAGCCTAAGTAACTTTGCTGATAACAGTATTGGTCTAGGTAATCAAGGATTTGATTCTAGTAGATTCGATCAAAGTCCTAATATCGAGATACGTTATATAATTGAAGCACTTAAGAATGATATTTTTATCGACGAACTTCAGGGAGAATACAATAAACTATTCTTTGTAATGATTAATTATCTATTCAGCGAACAGAAATATGTTGATTGGATATTCAAAACTAGTTTCGTCAGTGTTACTCATCATTTGAGATCATTAATACAACCTGCTAATTATATTAAAGATAATATTACTTACTATGAAAATTACATAGAAGAAGTAAAACCTTATATTACTAAGATCCGTGAGTACTTAACAAATTATAATGGCAATGATGCATTTGACGGTAGTATAACTGACTTTGATCTAGCACCATACTATGATCCAGATACTAAAATATTCCGCAGTCCAGATGGTACTTTTGTTGAAAAAGATCGACAACTATGGGCCACTGGCTATTTGATATCAAATGGTGCATTGATCAATCAAGATTATCCGCAGTGGTATCAGAATAGAAACTTTTATGTCGATCAGATCATAATTACAAATCCTGGTAGAGGATATGCTGCAGAACCGACGATTACTATCACTGGTGGCGGAGCAAATGTACAAGCAACTGCTACAGCAGAAATAGATGGAGATACAGGTGCTATTACTAGCATAACTGTTTTAACATCAGGTAATGGATATTATCTAACACCCACAGTAACAATAAATGGATCAGCTACTGAATCAGCTACTGCTTATGCTGTGCTTCGTAATGATCAACTTAGAACATTTGACACTACTATTAAATTTGATCGTGTTAGTTATGGAACAACAGTTGAACAATGGTCCGCTAATACATTCTTCTTAGCTAATACTATCGTTAGTTATGGCGGACAAGGTTATAGAGTATTATCTAATATAACTACTGGATCGACATTTATTACCAGTGACTATGTTCCGTATTCAGCTAATAACTTTAGCAATGCCAACGATCGTATTATGGCCTACTATGATCCAACTAATACTATGCCCGCTAAAGATCTTAATCAATTGATCTATGGTGTAGAATATCCTGGAGTCAAAGTACAAGGTTTAGATTTCAATCAACAACCTGGATTCAGCGGAGAGATCCGTGCTAATATAACCTTTAATACAGCCATATCAGCCGCAGTAGGTGATGTTATCACGCAACCAGAAGCTGATGTGATATTAAATTTCAGTAATGTAATCACAGCTAATATTGGTCAGACTATCAGTCAGTATCAAGGTGCTGGCATTTATGCTAATGCTGTGGTTTACGGTAACACAATGGCAAATGGCGTCACACAAGGTCATATCACAAGTTCACTGACTGGTTATTTCCTCAAGACTACAGGATTCGCTTTCGATACCACAAATCAAATTAAGATCAATAACGTGTCACAGTTCAGTAATGTATTTGTGGCTAATGCTAATGTAGCATTATCCTATTGGTCTAATCTCGCTATCAAACCGATATCATCTACGGTAGGTGGAATATCATCAATTGAGACTGCTGTGCCAGACGCTACTATTACAGTAACAAGAGTTTGGTCTTCTGCCAAGATCCAGGGCACTATTAACACGTCATCAGATTTCCTAGTAGGCAACGTTGCCAACGCTAGCCTAAGAAATGGTAACATCAAAGTGGGTAGTACGTGGGTTACTGCTTATCCAATTAACGTCGATTATGTCAGCACCACAGCAGGAACACCATTTGATAGTGGCGACTATGATAACATCGACTATGATGAAGATGGTAATCCGATGCTGAGTGAAAACTCAATTGATACCATTATCCGTAGCACATATCTAGATACAGCGTTAGGAACTCGACCAGAAGATATAGATGTCGATGGTGGTGCTTATGTTGACACGCACTCAAGCCATGCTCCAGAAGAACTAGTACCAGGTCGCACATATGATACCTTAGATATGATAGTCTATACTAAGATCAATAGTAATGCCAATGTCATAGCCTATAGGATATTTGACAACATGGTAGACGATGTAAGCTATCTACGTGTGTCAGACTGTTATGCTACATATCTAACATCAACTCTGTCATTGAATGATGCTAACATATCAGTGGCTAATGCCGCGGCCTTAGCAACACCAAACGTTTCAACTAATACCCCGGGTGTTATATTCATAGGTTCAGAGCGTATTACCTATTGGACAGCTAACGCAGTAACTAATACATTAGGACAGATACGTCGTGGTACACAAGGTACTGCGGCTGCTAATCTATATAGCGTAGGTACAAGGGTAGTCGACAGCAGTCTAAGACAGATAGTACCAGGGTCAGCTCATGGTAATATTACACTAACAACATCTAATACCTATACAGTAACTAACACGATTAGCTACCAATGTTCTAGCACGTTATACAACGATGACTTTACTATCATTAGGTGCAGGCAATCTTGCTATAAATGGAGCAAATGTTGGCGTTTACCCATTGACTGCTAATGTTAATCCAGTGATCACATCTAACCTAGCTGTGAATGGTACTTACCGTGGTGTTTACCCACTTGCTAAAGAACAAGCCGGCTATAATGTTAATATAGTAGCTGGAGGTGGTAATGTTACAGTAGGTAGTGATAATGTACTGATCACAGCAAATATTTGGTATAATGCTGGAAGTGGTGTGGCCGCAGATGGTACAGGGTTTGATGGTGCGACTACTACGGCCGTGAATTTCTTGAAAGAATGTTATGCAGATAATTTACTAGTAGCTCTGATACCTGATCTATTGATCACTGAAGATGCGATAAATACATTAACCACAGAAAGTGGAGATCAAATAAGTGAGGAAGATTTTTAATGTCTACGATTAAGATTACCAATTTAACTAGCTCAGGAGCCATAGTAGGTAACGTAGTGTTACCTGTTGTTGGAAATGTTGCTGGTACGCTAACTACACTTAAAGCTACCGTAGATCAACTTAAGACTTTTATCACAGCCAGTGCTGAAGCAAATATACTAGCGGCTAATACCGCAACAATATTTGCTAACACCAACATGAAGTTATATGTTGATGGTCAGATCTCAGCAGCCAACGCAGGTGTAACATCTGCTAACTTAGGTATGAAGGGCTATGTTGACAGTGTAGCAAACCAATCAATATATGGAAATGCTAACGTAGCGTCTTATCTGACTACAGAAAATTACGCTAAAATATCTGATGTTAACATAGCTAACACATCATTAAAATCGTATGTTGATGGACAAATCTCAGCAGCCAACGCAGGCGTAACTTCAGCTAATCTAGGTATGATCGGTTATGTAGACAATAAAGTCACAACTGCTAACATAGGTATGTTAGGATATGTTGATAGTCGTATCGTAGTGGCCAATGCAGGAGTAACTTCTGCTAACATTGGTATGAAAGGATATGTTGATAATCAAACTTACAGTAATGTGCAGACTTTGGCATTTTTACTCACCAACCTTCCAGGATATGAAGGAAATATTGGATTAAATGTCAATGTCACTGATGGCACGGTCACTGCAAACAGCTTTGTTGGCAATGGTAGTCAGCTAACTGGTATAGCCTATACCATGGGCAATGTCACCCATTGGACAAGTAATGTAACTACTATATCTGCGGCACTAGATCAACTAGCTGAACGTATATATAATATTGAAAATCCATAAGAAATCACATGGATAATAAAGCGATAAATAAGAATATGACAGAAAAACAACAGGAAAATACGGTGTTAAATCAACCAAAAAAACAGCCCGATGAGCGTGGATCTTTCCATCTCCAAGGTCATATCAAGATATTTGATCCTGAAACCAATGAAGTTTTCGTTGACAAACGCAACGCTATCCACTATGAGAACATGAGTGAGGCTTTAGCGTTAAGCGTAGGTAATAAGGGTAGCAATTTTATCACAGAAATGCACTTTGGTAACGGTGGTACTACGGTTGACCCTACGGGCGTTATCACATACTTGCCAACTAACACTAATGTACAAAATGCTGACTTATATAGTCCGCAATACTATAAGATCGTAGATGACACTAATGCAGCCAACACTGATCCTACACGTAACAAGATCACTGTTACACACACACCAGGATTGATCTACACAGATATTATTATCAGTTGTTTGTTAGACTATGGTGAGCCTAGTGGACAAGCAGTATTTGACAATAGCCAAGATCTTAGCGGTCAATTCGTGTTTGACGAACTTGGTCTAAAAGGCTATAGTTCAAACGGTGAAGGGCTTGGTAAATTATTAACACACGTGATTTTCAGCCCAGTGCAGAAATCCTTAAACAGATTGATACAAATTGATTATACAGTGCGAATACAGACACTGACTAACTTAGCTTAATAGGAACTAGACATGAGTTACACCATAATTAAAACAGACGGAACCACACTAGGAACTATCCTAGACGGAACCATTAATACCAGCTTTACCAGCTTAACGCTGATTGGTCGTAACTATGCTAACTATGGCGAATTGATAGCCAATGACTTAGTTGCTCTAGTGGAAAATTTTGCCTATAGCTCAAGCCCACCAAATCCTCTAGCAGGACAATTATGGTGGGATACTACCAGTGGTGGTAGACTAAAGGTTTATACAGGTTCTCAATTTAAAGTAATCAGCAGTGCTACTGTAGCTAGTTCAGCACCTGCAGGTGCTATATCAGGTGACTTATGGTTTGATACGGTCTACAGCCAATTATATGTTTATGATGGCGCCAGCTGGGTTCTAGTAGGACCACAACGCAATGGTAGTGGCGCTGTATGGGAACAGATCACCGACAACGCTTCAGTAGTACATGATGTCCTAAGCATTAAACTTAATAATGCTCGTACTGGTATCATCAGCAGAGACAGCGAATTTACACCTAACGTAGCTATTCCTGGTTATACTACTATTAAAGCAGGCTATAATGCCAATACCAGCATCGGTACAGGCACATTCTGGGGTACAGCAAATAACGCTACATACCTAGGTGGGTTCCTAGCTGCAAGCTATTTAAGATCAGATGAAGATGATACTACAAGCGGTAATCTAACTATCGCTAAAAATGGTGGATTGACTGTTGGTTTATCTAGCAACTTAGAATTAACTACAACTACCGCAGGCGGTGTAAGTTTCAAAGCAACAAAAAACAATCAAGACATAGATTTTTTCGCTAACGTTGCTGGTACTAACACAAACGTATTAAATCTAGATGGTGCTACTGGTAATGCTACCTTACTAGCCGCAAGTATCACAGGTGATTTAACAGTTGGTGATGATCTTTTAGTCGCAAGTGATTTAGCTGTAGGCGGAACGGGTACATTTACAGGTAATCTTTATGCTCCAACACAGGCTGCAGGTACATCAGATACCACAGTAGCTACTACAGCATTTGTAGTTAGTGGATTATCTGGTTTATTCCCGTATAAGATTTACAATGGAACTACACATGTCTGGACTGATGCAAGTTCAGTTAATATCGTAGTCAGTGGCACCACAGTAGCCACAGCGGGTACATCAGGATTTAATTTACAAAACGGTGCGACAGCAATCACCCAGACTTTAGTAACACCCACAGCTTATCATCAATATTTTGCTAATACTTCAGCATTAGGTAATACAAGAGTGGCCACAGGTCAATACGTAAGTTTAGCTACACAATACTGGAGTGGTAGTGCTAAATTTGTTAGTACCGCAGAACCCGACAACGCAGTCGGCAAAGACGGAGATTTTTGGTTCCAACGCGAAGCATAATTTAAGATAAATAACTATTATATAGGTATAGAAAGATGGCATACACGATAACAACAACAGCTGGTGCAACACTAGCATCCATAGCAGACGGTACTGTAAACAGTACTGCGACTAGTCTTACACTCATTGGTAAGAACTATGCTGGTTATGGTATTTTCTTAAATGAAAACTACATCAAGCTGTTAGAAAATTTCACTAATAGTTCAGCACCTACTGCCCCATTAACTGGGCAACTATGGTATGACAGCACCAATGCTCTATTAAAAGTTTATAATGGTACTATCTGGAAACCAATTTCAAGTTCAGCAAGTGGTAGTACACAACCATCGAGCCCTGTTACGGGTGATTTGTGGTATGATTCTGCGAATGCACAATTAAAAGTATGGTCAGGATCAGCATTTATCACAGTCGGACCAAGCTATACAACAACTTCAGGCACAAGTGGTGCTGTAGTTGAAACAATTCTAGACAGCGGTGCAGCTAGCCATGTGGTAGTTAAATTTTATATCAGTAACACAGTAGTTGGTATTTTAAGCAAAGACTCTACATTTACTCCACAGACTAGCATCAGTGGATTTACTACTATAGTTCCAGGGTTTAATCTAAGCTCTGCGATCGCAGGTGCACTATTCACTGGTACTGTAAGTAATGCAGATACAGTTGATGGTATTAATGCTAGTCAATTCTTACGTAGTGATCAAGCGACCAGCAGCAGTTATGCCGTTACAGTTGGTTCATTACTAGTAGGATCAGATCTAACAGTAGCAACTAGTTCAGGTGACGTGAGTGTTACTAATGCAACAAGTAATAAGAATCTAGACTTTTTCATCAACAAAGGCGGTGTTAGTACCAAAGCTATCGGGATCACAGGAACAAATGGTCGTGTAACCTTAGGCAATGATTTGAATGTTACTGGAGCAGCCAATGTAACTGGTCCAACTACACTAGGTGTTACATCTATTACTGGTGCTACTACACTTGCAGCACAGATGTTACCAAGTGCAAACATCAGTGTTGAATTAGGTTCAACCAGCTTCAGATGGGCTAATGTTTGGGCTACAACGTTCCGTGGTACAGCGATCACAGCATCATACGCTGACTTAGCAGAACGTTTTGAAGCAGATTCTGCTTATTTACCAGGTACAGTAGTTGAGCTAGGAGGTTTAAAAGAAATCACAGCCGCAAGCCAAGATCTAAGTGAACAAGTTTTTGGTGTTATAAGTACACGTGCAGGTTTCTTGATGAATGGTGAAGCAGGAAACGATCTTACTCATCCACCAGTAGCCGTACAGGGCAGAGTACCTGTTAGGGTAGTTGGACATGTGAGAAAAGGAGATAGATTAGTCTCGGCAGGTGCAGGGCTAGCCCGTGCAGCGACTCGCTCTGAGATCACAGCTTTCAATGTAATTGGTAGAAGTTTGGTAGATAAATTATCAGAAGATGAAGGCACAGTGGAAGCCATAGTTAAGCTAAATAGTTAATATAGGAAAGTAAAATAAAATGGCATATACAGCTGGCGGGATCATACAATCAATAGATTATAATTACCTAGCATGGGGCGGAAATACTACCGGTACCTATAGCGGTACTATTAAAAATCTTGCTATGATAATGGGTACTGGATTTGGACCCAGAGGATATGGTCAGACTATAACTGCTATAAATGTCGTGGCAGGTGCTGATACAGTTACAGCTACACAATGGGCTGGATTAGTTCATACCTTAAACAAAGCTCTAGGACATCAAACCGGTTCTGGATCTCAACTAGCTTCGGGATCAAATATTGGTATCACAGCAGGCGCAACTATCGCAGCTTTTTCAAATGTAAGCACAGGTGTAACTACAGTATATGATGGCGCTAATTCAGCTGCCACAACTGGATCTACTATCACTGGCGCTGATTTTGCCGCAAGCATTACTGGTGGTGCTTCAACTTTTGAAAATATATTCACTAGACAGATTAGATTCTGGGGTGGACCAGATGCTGCACGTTATTTCTTTAACGCAGGTGGTCAGATCAAATGGGTTATTACCAGTGTTACAAACAATAACGGCACATTAACCAGTGCTGATTTAGTAACACAGTGGGGTACATATCAAGCGGGTGGAACACTTTTCAATACATCGTCGACTCCGAGAACAGGCTCAGGCGGAACTGTAAACACTGCGAATACCAGCTTGGGTTTTTGGCAAGCAGGAACGCTAACATCAACAATAAGTCAAATAACATCAGCTAACTATCGCTATGAATATAATCAAGACTTTACCAATGTGCGTGTGCGCACAGATGGTGTAGCTGGATCAAACGGTGCTAACGGCGGTAATCTTTTCATAGATTTTGGCACATCTAAGACTAACAATTTTCCAGGATTAGATGATGATACTAACGTAACAGTTAATCATCGTATCGATATAGTACTTCCAGAAAATGTATTCTTAGCTAATACATGGGGTATCATTGGAGTAAGTTAATACAAAAAATTATCAAAAGCACTGGCAACAGTGCTTTTTTTTCGGCTAAAATTTAGGTCGATAAATAGCTGTATGAGCGATATCAATCAATTAGTCCAAGAAATACGTTTGGCCACAGATTATCAAGTTAATAAACGTATCTTAAGAGAAAAAATCCAAACAGACCTGCAGGTAGCCTACAACGGTGGCTTATTTAAGGTGACCCCAGAATTAATTGCATTCCTGGCTGCTTGGGATTCAGATGAATTATTTTTAGAAGATACCTATCAAAATCCAATCTCGGTAAACAGAACTGAATTTCTATCACTGTGTAAACAGCATTATCAGATGGTAATGAACACATGGCACATCCAACATGACGAAATCAAGCGTGCTCGCAAAGTCTAGAGGAGTATTGCTGTTTGCCTTTAACACAGAAAAGACTGACTATGTTCGTATAGCAGAACGTGCAGCACGACTAATACATCATACTCTTGGTCTTCCAATTACCTTAGTTACAGAAGCAGGTGTTAATTCAGATAAATTTGATACAGTCATTTATGTAGACAATGAACTTAAAAACTACAAAGTTGGTGAACACGGCTATTGGCGTAATGGCGATCGTTGGCGTGCATACGAATTAAGTCCATATGACGAAACCTTATTAATCGACACTGATTATCTGATGTTAGATCGCAATTTACTTACGCTATTTGAACAGGATTTTGATTATCGTGTGATGAGTTGGAACAACAAACCCAGTCAACCTTGGATACTTAAAATGGGCATGT